TCATCTCTACTAAACCAGCAATCTTCAAATCTAATGAAGGTGTGCAGTTAATAGAGAGTAATACTGATAATCCTGTAAGACCTAATCCTCTTGCACAAACATTTAAAATTGAAAACTTTGATGGCGGTGTATTTGTTACAGGATTAGATTTATTCTTCAGTAAGAAGAGTACAAATATACCAATCAAAACTTACATTACAAATGTAGATGCAGAAAAACCAGGTAAGAGTATTGTACCTGGTAGTGAAAAAACATTATCACCAAATACATTCCTTAAGTGTTTTGCTAGTGGTAATATGTCAATACTCAAGGGAGAAACTGTAACTGGTAATTCTTCTGCTGCATCAGGTCCTATACTTCAAGTGTTTGATAAGAACAATGTTGAGTTAGTTGCATCTTCATCTGGCAGATACAGTCTTACAAACGAACAATGTTACACTGTTGTTCTTAGCAATCATAATGGTAGATCGTTTACACCTAATGAAGGATTGTCAATACCATCTGTAACTCTTGCAAATGCAACAAACAATACAGATTTAATATTAACTATTGCAAAAAACAGTGGTAAATTATCTGATATTAAGATTACAAATCCTGGTCTTAATTATGACAGTGCAATTCTAACAATAGAGAGTCCACAATTACCTGGTGGATCTACTGCTACTGCAAGCATAGAAGTTTCTAATGGTAAAATTTACAATACAGAAATCTCGTTGTCTGGTTTTGGATATACAGAAGCACCATCAGTTGTTGTGAAAGGCGTCGGAAATGGTGCTGGAGGATGTGAAATACAAACCTTTATAGAAATAGACACACCAGCAGTTAGAATGGGTGTAGCGGTTGATACAGAGGGTGTAACAAACTCTACAACTCCTACAAACTTCATGTTTGATTATCCAGTGTACTTACAGAATGATACTGAGTATGCTCTTGTAATAGAGACTGATTCTATAGACTATAAGTTATGGTCATCTAAATTAGGAGAGACCGACATATCAACAAGTACGGTCATCACAACTCAACCTTCATTAGGTTCGGTTTACCGATCACAAAACACCGAGAGTTGGACTGAGGATATATTTGAGGATCTTAAATTTACTTTATATCGTGCAGAGTTTGATATTACTAGACCAGCAGAATTAGTAATTAAGAATGGAAATACAGGATATGAGTTGTTAGATAGCAATCCATTTGAAACCAATGCAAGTGCTAATACAAATTCTACTTCCAAGTTATTCAAAAATAATAACTCTATTGTTAAAGTAACTCATAGAGATCACGGATTTGAAGATAGTGGTAAGTCATATGTATTCTATAAGAATGCATTGGAAACTGGTGGTATCACACAGTCTATCTTAAATACTACATTGTTTGAAATTACAAACTCTGGTATTGACACATATAATATTACCTCTAGTTCTCAAGCTGCTGGTAACTCTATTGGTGGTGGAGATGTTGTATATGCTTCTTACAATAGAAAATATGAAACATTGTATCCACAAATTCATTATCTTACATTTACAGGAACTAAATTAGAAACATCAGTTAAAACAACAGATGTTGTTCCTGTTGATTCTACAACAATAAATTACACTTCATATTCACAATCAGAATATGAGAAAACATTCTTGAATGAACCACATTACTTCACTAATCAAAAGTTTGTTGCTTCTAGAATAAATGAGACTTTAAATAATTTGACAGAATCTTTGACATATAAAATGTCGTTGTCGTCTACTAAGTCTTATTTGAGTCCAATAATAGACTTATCAAGTGCTACTGTAAAAACATCAACTAACAGAATAGAGAATGCTACAGGTCAAGAGGGCAGATTTGGTAGAAAAGATCAAGTTATAAAATTCTATCCTGTTTATTCATTCAGTCTTGCTGGTAATGGTGGCACTCAGATACAGGCAGACCAGTCAATAGTTGGTTCAACAACTAAAACTACTGGTACTATTGCAAGAGTAAATGGTAATGTTGTTTATGTAAGAGTTAAGACAAGTCAGTTCTTCCAGAAGGGAGAGACTATAACTCTTGCAAATCAAAGTTCTCTGACTAATGTTACTGTTGATTCTAACCCATCACAGATATTCTTTAGTATAGATCAAGCATCAACTATTGTAGCAAGAAACCCATCTATCATATTAGAAACATATGATAATATCATCACTGGTAAAACTACAATATGGAATAGTCAGACTCAAGAGTTAACATTGAAAGTTGACGTTCAACCTATAAATGATGACTTTGATAGTAGAATAATTGATAACGTATTATACAATAGAAATTCTATAACAATAGATCAGATTTCAGATATATTCCGTGTCGGTGATTTTGTCAAGTATCCTAGTCAACCAGATGATGAAGCATCATATTTAGAGGTTGCTTCTGTATCATATGAGAGTGGTGTTGAATTTGTTTCTGAGGACACATCTAAGAATAGTGCATCTATTGCTAAGTATGTAACCAAAGAAGTTTCAATACAAAGTCCAGCATCTGCTATAGACGTACATCTTCTAGCAAATGTTAAAGACATTAGTAATATACAAGTTCTTTATAGATTTAAGAAAGCATCTAGTCAAGACAATTTTGAGGATATTGATTGGGAGTTCTTCAATGGAGATGGATCACCAGATACATTTGAAATTGCAACAAGTGAAAATTCAATATCTAGCATTGTAGAGAAGCAATCATCATATCAAGATTTGAAATATAGTATTGCTGATTTACCAGAATTCTCATCTTTTGCAGTCAAAGTTATCATGCGTGGTGTTGATCCATCGTTTGTACCTAAGATTCAAGACATAAGGGCAGTAGCCTCATTCTAATTTCCGCATATGGATTACTTGAAGGTTGAAGGACATGATGGTCTTGTAAGAGACCAAAAGACAGGTGCTATCTTGAATTTGGACGATTCTGCTATAGAAGCAAGGAGAAAGTCTAAGCACCTAGGTTCCGCATTGGATGACATAAATATGTTGAAGAATGAAGTGTCTGAAATAAAGTCCTTATTAAGAGAGTTAATCCAAAATGCCAGCAATACAAGTCGCTAAAACGGATACCTTTGAAACCCAAAGGCAGAAAATAAACCAAATAGGTTCAGATATATTTCAAGTCACTGCTGGTGGCACGGATCTATCTACTGGTAATCTAAAACTAGGTGATGGTACGAGACAAACTCCATCACTAGCTTTTACTACAGATGACAAGTTAGGTATCTACAAAGCAGGAATATCAACTTTAGGTTTTGTTGCACTAGAGAAAAAATTAATTGACATATCTGCAACTGACATAAAGTATTACAAAGATTTTATTGTACAGCAGAAAAAATTAGAAGACACTGGTCTTTTTATACAAGATGTTGGTCAGAATTATGATGCTGGTAGTTATACAGAAGTTCCAATATTAGGTGGTACTGGTGATGCTGCCTTACTTGATATTGAAGTTGTTCCTTGGTCTGGGTCTATTACACAACAAGGTAGAAATTATACACCTGGTGCTAACTTCACTGGAATAGCGTTGATTGGTAGTGCTACAGGTAGCGGTGCAACTTGTAATTTTGAAGTTCCTGATTTGGAGGGTGCTATATCACAACCAGGTTCTGGATATGCTCCCGCAGTATATTCTGCTGTTCCTCTGACTGGAGGAAATGGTAGTGGTGCAACTGCAGAAGTCACAATTACTGGTACTACAACTTTACCAACTACTGTACAAACTGCAGGTTCTGGATATGTAGACGGCACATATTCATCAGTACAATTTTACAATACTCCAACTCAAACATTTGTAGTAACAGTAACTGGAGGTCCTGGCACATATCAATATCTTATAGATGGTGCGACAACTCCAACTCTTAATTTAATTTCTGGTAACACATATCGTTTTGATATGTCAGATACTAGTAACAGCACACACCCTTTATATTTTCATGCTGCTGGAGATGAATTAGGTGCATTAGATTTAACAAAATATGTTCAAGTTTCTCAAACTGTAGAAGGAACACCAGGATCATTTGTAGATTTAGTTATTTTTGATCTTGGTTCTGGTAGTCTTGGATATGCTTGTTCTAACCACTCAGGAATGGGTGGATCAATTAACCATTCATCTGGATCTATAGGAGTTTATGGTAGAAGTGCTTTTGGTGACGTTACTGTTTCTGGTGGAGTAGTAACCAATGTTGATGTTGTTACTGCTGGTAATGGATACAAACAAGGAGATACATTTTCTGCTCTTCCTGTAGATCTTGGCGGTACTGGTAGTGGAATGGTTGCTTTGGTTGGAACTCCTGTATTTACAGGTGAAGTAACAAACGTCGTTATTGAAAGCACTGGTCAAAATTATCAGGTTGGGGATTTATTATCAGCAACAGATGCAAATTTAGGAAATGGTGGTGGATCAGGATTTCAATTTACTGTCAGTACAACGCCAGGTGAAATTGACGCATTTGAAATTGCAACTTATGGTGATAGTTATCAAATAGGAGATGTACTAGAATTGCCAGGTGCAACGACTGGTGTTAACTGTTACATACCTGGTACTATAAATGGTGTTTCTGTAACTCTTGGAACAGGAACAAGCTTTACAGTTCCTGATGGTTCTAGATTAGAAGTTGGAATGTCAGTTCTTACTGAAGCAGGAAGCACAGGTGATACTGGTCAAGGAGTTACCGTAACAAACATAAGTGGAAACACAGTTACAATATCGCAACCTCCTAGTACTGCTGGTGCTGCTACTTTAACATTCTCATCTATTGATTCTTTGAATGTTGTATTACCATCTGTTGCTGGATTGTCAATTGGAGATACGATTACACAAACTTCTGGTAACGCAGTATTACAAGCAGGGACAACAATTGGATCCATTGATGCACCTAATAATGTTATAACTTTATCTGGATCAGCAACTGAACCAGGTACTGCAGTATTGTCATTCTCTCCTGTATTTGGTATAGGTACTCAGGTATTTCAATATACAATTTCAAGATTAGGATCCATAGACACAGCAGTAATTTCTGGAAGCTTCGCTGGTAATGGATATTCTGAAAATGATGTTCTTACAGTAGATCCTACAAACCTAGTAGCAGCAGAAACTAAGGATGTAAAATATGTAAATATTCAAACTATAACATTTAGTGGAACTGTTGCTGCTGGAACTTTTACAACATCTCAAACAGTAAGTCAACAAGATGGAACGATAGTTACATTCGTACCAACAGCATCAACAATCTTAGCAGAGGCAGACGCAGATTATGGCGTACTATCTGCCAGTGGTGGAAATGGTACTGGAGGAACATTTACTGTAACTAGAGACGCACAGGGTGTTGCTGCTGTTCAAGTTAGTGATGGTGGTTTTGGATATGCAGCTCAGGAAACTCTAACAATTGCTGGTACTTCAGTAGGTGGTACTTCTCCTGCAGATGACATTACTCTTACAATTGACAGTGTAACAGATTTTAATGATTACACAATATTACAGGTGAATGAAAATGGTGGTAATACAACAAATATTGTTATTTCAGTAGATGATGTAAACGCTGGTTTTGCTAGTCCTAATGTTATAACCAGATCTGGTGGTGCAGGAACTTACACAGTCGCAACATCTGTTGATGATGACATATTTACAATTGACGATGTATTTACTCCAAATTTAACTTTTTATGTTGGTAGTACATATAGATTTGATCTTAGTGATGGATCTTTATCAGCAGATACCTTTGCTCTTAGTGCATTTGAGGGAGGTGCATACGCACCATCTCTAGTAGAAAATATAGTAGCAACATTAGATATACAAAGTAAAACAATTTCTGTAGCATCCACAACTGGAATTGAAGTTGGTATGGCAGTTACTGGAGCTGGAGTAGGTCAACTTGCTGCTGTTACAAGAGTTGTAAGTAAAACTGCAACCAGCGTAACCGTTGACGAATTTCCTATCAATGCTGGAACTGTAACTTTAAAATTTGAAGGTGCTGAGTACACAGATGGTGTTACTAGATCTGGACAAACATTAACAATTAAAGTAACATCAGCAACGCCAACAACTCTTTATTACTATTCTCAAAATAATGCTGGATATGCTGGATCAGCATCAATAACAATAGATGCTAATAATCCAAAAGTATTTGGTACTGGATTTAGTATTTTAGTTCAGACAATTGAATCTACAGACGTAATTGTTGGTGATATTGATGCAGGAGTTTTGTCTGCTATAACTTTCAGTGGAACTAATTTAAGTGTTTCCACTGGTGATGTTAGTGGAAAATTAACTTGTCCTGATATTGAAGGTGATGTTATAGCAGCATCAGCAATTAACTCTACTGGTAATTTAACTTCTACTGCAAGTAACATCGTAAACAACGGTAATTTCTTTATAGGATCTACACCACAAACAAATGTATTAGATGTTGTTGGTAACACTGGTGCGTTAACGACAAGTGGATTTGTTAAAACATTAGACAAATTTAATAGTAATGATCAAATTGAGATTGAAGATAATGATATTAAATCACTTTCTGGATTTGACGTTATTATAACACCAGCAGCAACAAGAGTTGCTAAGATAAACACAACATCTGCTATTATCATTCCTGCTGGTGATACTAACGCTAGACCATCTTCTGCTGTAGTAGAAAATGGTGCTATTAGATTTAATACAGATAGCGGACAGTATGAAGGATATAGTGCTACAACAACATCATGGTCATCACTAGGTGGTGTTAGAGACTTGGATGGTAACACATTCATCTCTGCTGAAGAAACTGTTGGTGCAAACGATAACAAATTATGGTTCTATAATGATGGTGACAATACAATTAGAGTCACACCAAATCATTTAGAATTTATTCAGATGAAGAAGGTGCGTTCTCTCAATACAGCAGCACCAACTTACACTGAATGGGCAGCAAACACTCCTGTAACAGCAGGAAGTTACGTTAAGTATAGAAACAACGTATTTGAAGTTACAGTCTCTGGAACGACAGCAACGTCAGGTAGCGAACCAACTGATATATCTGGTAGTCCATTTACAAACGGAACTGCAACACTACAGTATAATACAAGTGCTGTTGGATTACTAACATTTGAAGAATGTCTTGATGTACAAGTAGGACCTCTTGGTGATGTTCCATTGACAATCAGTGGTGATTTAAGATTACAAAACAACGAGATTACATCACTTATTAATGATATTGACATCAGACCTAATGCTGGTAAGAAAATTGTATGCGATATAGACACAAGTTTAGTTGTTCCTTCTGGAACTACAGCACAGAGAGGATCTGCTGCTCAAGGATCTATCAGATACAATACTACAACTTTAACTTATGAAGGTTATGATGGAACTAACTGGGGTTCACTTGGTGGAGTAAAAGACGTTGACCAGAATACTTATATCATCCCAGAATTATCTGCTGGATCAAATGAAAATATTTTATACTTCTATAACGATGGTAGCAATACAGTTCAGTTAACAACAACTGCACTTGATTTCTATTCAGTAGATACTATTAGATCTATCACATCTCAAGAATTTGAGATTACTGCACAGTTGATGACGTTCAATAGTGCTGAGACAACTCTTGATAATACTGCTACTGATACAACATTCTTACATACCAGCAAACAGTACTTTGATCTAGGTCTTTCATCTGGATTGAATGTTGATCCTGTTCTAAGACTTGACAATCAAGGTGATGTATTCTTGAACGTAGGTTTTGGAACTGGTGTATATGATGGAGTTAAAATATTTGACGGTGACTTGAAAGAGTTTGAACTTGCTGATGTTAAGATTTTATCTGAGAAAGTAACATTAGTGAAAGGAACAGTAAATAATGGAGGATCAAACATCTATCAACTTTCTGTTCAAAATGGAGCAAAGGTCGTTATGGTTGCTGAAAACACAAATAACAATAATAAGGAATTCTTTGAGTTTGGTGTTATAGATAATGGAACTGATATATTCCATACAGAATATGGAAATGTCAGGACTGGAGAACAATTAATTGTTCCTGTATTTGAAAAAACAGCAAGTGGATTTGCACGAGTCAATTTTGACATAGGTTCTTCTGTTACAGCAGGA